TCCGATTCAGGATTAGGACAGTGACATTGACCTATTAGATATAGGACAGAACCACTGACCTACATAGGGAAGAACCACTGACCTATCAGGGGACGGGGTGGGGAAAAATCTTGTAACTCTGTATATATATTATGGTACCCCCACTAGCGGAGCAGTTTTTACAGAATTGAAAAACATTAACATAATAATCACTTTCGGCGCATATCTATTATTAATTATATTAATAACTATATTAATAATTATATTAGATATATTAATATAGTTATTAATGTTAGTATTTATTATCTTATTTATATTAGTAATTAATATAAATAACTTATATTAATATATAATATAATATATATAATATATATGTCCTCGTCGCTTGGAAGCTAGGATATCATGATTATCAGACTTTGGCAAGCCCTATAAAAAATAAAATATTAATTCACTTTGTGTTAAGGCGTAGCCGCTTTTTCTTTCTTGTGTTCTCTTCAGGGTGTGTGTATAATATAATTTATAAAAGAAGGAGTAAGAAATTTATGATGAGCGACAGTGATAAGAATAGGTTACAGAGTCAATATGACACACTAGAGAATGCCAGATCAGAAGACTATGGACTAACTCGTAAGCAGATTCGATTTGCAGAAGAATACATTTCTACCAACGACGCTACTCATGCTCTCTTAGAAGCAGGGTATGCCCCTGTTAGAAAATCTGACGGTGACCTAGATAGGACCAGAACTGGGCGTAGAGCACAGCAGTATCTGGCTAACCCAAAGCTCAGAGCCTACATAGAAATACTCAGAGACGATGTAGTGGAGAAGGTTTCCTGGGATGCACAGAAGGTTCTGGACAAGATGTACCAGACCTATATGAGAGCCACAGAGGCAGATGACTACACCAATGCAAACCGTTCTTTGGAGAACATGGGCAAGCACTTGGGCATGTTTATCAACAAGAGTGAGATCAAACAGAGCACCACCTTTCAAGGCGTAGATGAAACCTTTACCCCCAATGTAGAAGCTGATATCAAAAGACTTGCAGATATCTCAGGGTACTCTGTTATCAAGGGCGGTAAAGAGTGAGTGAACTGAGTGAACAAGTCACCACTGAAGAAAATCAGGTACGACTAAGACAGACCCTATACCTACAAGCGATAGAAGCTGCCAGAACAGACTTTTTCTCTTTCACCAAGTTCATTGCCCCTTCCCTGGTCCCTGACTTTAAAATAGGAAAACACATAGAAGTAATCTGTAAGAAGCTACAGAAAGTGGTGGACTCACCAGAACCACAGAGACTGATGGTTTTCCTACCTCCTCGTTCCTCCAAGAGCCTGATCTGTTCTCAACTGTTTCCATCTTGGTACATAGGAAACTACCCCTCTCACGAAATAATGAGTATCTCTCACTCTGACCAACTAGCCTCAGACTTCGGCAGAACTGTCAGAGATATCCTAAAGATGCCTCTGTACCAAGAGATATTCCCAGCCACCACGCTGAGAGAAGATGTCAGAGCAGCTGGTAAATGGAAGACTAAACAGAATGGCATCTACTACGCCGCTGGAGTGCGTTCACAGATTGCAGGTAGGGGAGCACACATTGCACTGATAGACGATGCCATGTCAGAAGAGGACGCTTTCTCAGAGGCAGGGCGCAGGTACATCAAGGAATGGTACCCTTCTGGTCTCAGAACAAGACTGATGCCTAATGGTTCTGTTATCATCATCAACACCAGATACCACGAAGATGATCTCTGCGGGTGGCTCCTCTCCAACGAGACAGAAGATACAATCCCCTGGGACGTTATCTCTATACCAGCATGGCTAGACGAGGAATCAGCAGAACTCCTAAACCTTCCAGAAGGTTCCTCCTACTTCCCAGAGTGGAAGCCAGACTCTATTCTTAGGTTAGACGAAGCAGAGATCAGGGCCAACAACGGGGGTAAATACTGGCAAGCTCTCTACATGCAGAACCCTACACCTGATGAAGGCTCTGCAATTAAGGCTGATTGGTTTCAGAACTGGACAGACGAAGAACCTCCTGAGTGTGATTTAATTATTCAAACTTATGACACTGCCTTCTCCACCAGGAGCACAGCTGACTACTCTGTGCTACAAACATGGGGTGTCTTCGATTATCCTTACACTGACTCACTAGGAAGAGAGTTCCTGGCACCGCATCTTATTCTTCTAGGCAATGTCAGAGAGAGACTAGAGTACCCAGAACTAAGAAGAGTGGCACAAGACCTATACAATGACTACCGCCCAGATGTGTGTATCATTGAAAAGAAAGCCTCTGGACAAAGCCTGATACAGGACATGCGTAGAGCAGGTCTTCCTGTCTTGGATTATCTTCCAGACCGTGATAAAGTATCTAGAGTACACGCAATTACACCTTTACTAGAAGCTGGTAGAGTGTGGATTCCCAGAGGAAAAGAATGGGCAGAAGATTTATTTGCAGAGGCGATACAATTTCCCTTTGCCAGACACGATGATCAGGTAGACGCAATGGCAATGGCAGTGCATTACCTCAAAGACTCGTGGCACCTTTCTCATCCTGATGACCCTGAGTACGAAGACGAAGAAAAACCCAAGAAGAAAACTTACTGGAACTGGAACTAGAATATGGCAATCGAACAAAACCCTTTTATAGAGATTGAAGAAGTAAAAGAGTTAGGAAGAGAATCTCCTTCGTTAAGTTTAGTAGAAGAAGATGATGAGCTTCTAGAAGAAAATGTTCAGTTTAGCCCTACTGAAGACGGTGGTGTAGAGGTAGAGTTTGGTGACATAGAAGAAATTGCTTTGATGGGCATGGAACAAGATCATTATGCAAATCTTGCAGAAGTTCTAGAGGAGGATGAGCTATCTGATATTGCTAGTTCAGTAATTGAAAACTATGAGACAGATAAAGAATCCAGATCAGAATGGGAACAAATCTTTGAACACGGCTTTGATCTACTAGGTCTAAAGTTACAAGACACAACAGAACCCTTTGACGGTGCTTGCACTGCAGTACACCCTCTCCTTATAGAATCAGCTGTTAAGTTTCAGAGTAAAGCCTCTCAAGAACTCTTCCCACCTGCAGGACCTGTCAGAGCACAGGTAATAGGAGCTAACACAGTTCCCAGAGAAGAACAGGCACAACGTGTCAAACAGTTTATGAACTACCAGCTTACCACGCAGATGCCAGAATACTTTGACGAGTTTGAACGTATGCTCTTTCATCTACCTCTGGTAGGTTCTGCTTTTAAGAAAATTTACTACGATGAGCTACGACAAAGACCTGTGTCAGAGTTTGTGCCAGTGGATCACTTCTATGTGTCTTACTATGCCACTGATCTCAGAACAGCAGAGCGATATACTCATATGATTTATCGTTCTCCCAATGACTTTAAAAAAGATGTTGTCTCTGGAATGTACCGAGATGTAGACGTGGGAAAACCAGAAGCCCCTGATACTACTTCCATGGGACAGAAAATAGATAACATCATGGGCATAGCAGCAACATCAGAGGACGATCCTCAGTATGTACTTCTGGAACAACACTGTTACCTAGACCTTCCAGAACCTTATGGAGACCCTGACGGAATAGCTCTACCATATGTTGTCACTGTTGATATGCACTCCAGAAAAGTTCTTTGTATTAAAAGAAACTACGCAGAGAATGACCTTACCAGAGAAAGAATACTTCACTTTACTCACTACAGGTATGTACCAGGGTTTGCTTTTTATGGTCTAGGTCTTATTCACTTCCTGGGTAACTTAACCATGACAGCCACCACTGCCATGCGTTCTTTGATAGACGCAGGACAGTTTGCAAATCTTCCTGGTGGCTTCAAAGCCAGAGGTGTCAGACTGGTGGGCGACAATGAGCCTATATCTCCCGGTGAGTTTAAAGAGGTAGAGAGCACAGGAATTGATTTAACTAAAGCAATTGTACCTTTACCTTATAAAGAACCTTCTCAGACCCTCCTACAGATGCTTCAGTTTGTTGTAGGAGCAGGGCAGAAGTTTGCTGACTCCACAGAACAAGTGATAGCAGACTCTGCTAACTATGGTCCTGTGGGAACTACCATGGCTCTCCTAGACGCATCGTCTAAGTTTGCCACGGCTATTCATAAGAGAATGCACAAAGCTCAGAGAGAAGAGTTTAATATTCTAGCCAGAATTAACTACGATTTTCTTCCAGAAGATTATCCTTATGAAGTAGTAGGCGGAGATGAGAAAATATTTAAACAGGACTTTGACGGTAGAATTGATATCATTCCTGTCTCTGATCCTAATATCCCCTCCTCTGCTCACAGACTAGCACTAGGACAGATGGCGATTCAACTTGCTTCTCAAACTCCTCCTGGTACATTTAACATGCCAGCCCTCTACAGAGAAGTTCTGACAGCTGCTAACTTTCCAAACCTAGATGAAATTCTACCACCGGAACAAAAACCAGAACCTAAAGACCCACTGGCAGATATTATGGCAGCTTCTAAAGGTTTACCCATTGCTGCTTTTCCTGGTCAGAACCACGATGCTCACATTCAGTTTAAAACAGCTTTCCTCAAAGACCCTGGTAACGGTGCAAACCCCATGATGCAACAAATTGTACCTATTCTTAATGCCAATATCAGAGACCATATGCTGATGAAGTATCAAGAACAAATAGGCGGCATGGTCACAGGAGTAGCCACTGATCCACAAACCAGTGAAATGGTAATGGCTCAAGCTGCAGAAGGCGTGGCCAATGCTAATGCTGCTCTAGGTATTGCACAGAGTCCAGAACAACAGATGATGAATATTGAGCAACAAAGGTTACAACTTGATCAACAGAAAGTGCAGATGGATGCTCTAGAAAAAGCAGCTGACCTAGAAGTCAGAACTAAGGAACACGAAAGCTCTGACAAGAAAGTTCAGTTAGATGCTCTGATAGACATCAGTAAACTTTCTCTGGAAGCTGATAGAGACTCAAACAAAGCTCTGGAAGCAGCTGCAAAACTTTCTCTTGAATCAGAAAGAGTAGAAGGAGACGCTGAACTCAATAGGGGTAAGACTGCTCTTGATACTTTAATTAGCGTTGCTAAACTGGAGAAGTAAATATGAGCACAGAAGAATTATTAGAGGAAAGAATTAAAAGACATGAAGGATACGTGGGACACCCCTATACTGACACGCTTGGCTTTCTTACAGGAGGTTATGGACATAGAATCATCGCAGGAGAAAAACTGCCCACAGATAGAGAAGGATGGGAAAAACTTTTTCAAAAAGATTTGCTCCTTGCTAGGACAGGTGCCAAGAAACTTATTACAAAATATAAGATAAAAGATTTACCTTGTGTACCAGAAGAGATCATTGTAGAAATGGTTTAT